CATTCTACGGTAACCAAACAAAATCTATTTCTGATGGAATATACACGATATACACTGCGGAAAACAATATCTACAAACAATTTAACTTGTTTGAGGTGAGAGATGAGTTCAACGAAACACTTTACGAGGTTAGAGAAGAGAGGGACGAAATCGATGAAACTAAAAACTTTGATGATATCACTGAATAATGGCGAAAAGAAAAGTTCCAAGTCAATCTGCGAGTGGAGGGGATACCTTTAATGACAACTTAGTTGGTAATCAAATTACCAATGGGTCAAGTCAGTTGACTGCCACAAACTTTTCAATAGATAAGACAATACCACAAAGAGATACTAAGAGTTTTACATCCGTACCTTTTTCTGATTTTTTAACAATTGAAGATCTTAAAGAAGAAACTAATGCGCCTAAAACAAAATCAGATAGATCCGTAAAGAAAGAAGGTAAAGTAAAGTTCAGAGAGAACAAAGACGCGGGTTCTAAGACACTATTTGGATCTTTAAGTAAAAGACTATCATCTTCAGTTAATAATATAGTAGAACAGTTCCCTGCGGGTTTCTTTATTGACAAAGATACTCCTATATCATTTTCACAATACACTGCGGAGAATATTACTTACGATCTTAAGGCAAGAACAACAACTTTTAAGTTTGAAAGATCAAAAATATTCAATCCATTAGACGTAGTACTTGAAAAACCTTTAAGTAATGTAAGTCCTGATGTTAATAACGAATTTAAAAACTTCTTTGAGAATTATTCTAAGTACTCCCTTATTATTGATGAGGTTGAGTATGAGATATTAACATATACAAAGGCGGGTAACGACGGACTTATTACGTTAAAAGTTAAAGGAAAACCTTTTATTGGTGACACATACAGTGAGAGTTTCTTAATTAGACCAATTAATCAGACAGTAGAAGAGTTTTTCGGAAGTTTAGATGAGTTAGAAAGTTTAATATTAGATAGAGAATCTACACCTAAGTACACCGCTGAGTTTAAACTACCAAAAGATTCCTTAGATGGTTCTAAAACAGAAACTACAACAACTAAAATTAGTTGGCCATTATTCAAAGATGGTTGGAACATAAAGATCGGTGGTACTGAATATATTGGATACTTAGAAAGTTTAAAATCTATAGGTGATGAAGTCGATCAATACAAGTCTAACTTAATATCAAGATTTTTAACAACAGCATCACTAAATGAATTCGATACTGAAGATCAAAGAATGTCTTCGATGTTTCAGATTTATGGTAGTGGTTTTGATTCTGTAAAGAAATTCATAGACAACATAGCATACATGAGAAATGTAAGTTATGATAAGATTAATAACATTCCCGATGTATTATTAAAGAATCTCTCAAACACACTTGGATTAGATTCTGTAAACCTATTTGATGAGAAATCATTGGACGATACACTTTATTCAAGAGTGGATAGTCAGTTCGAAGGTAATAACCTTGGAATGAATATGGTTGAAGCGGAGGCGGAATTCTATAGAAGATTAGTCATTAATCTTGTAAGAATATATAAATCTAAAGGTACAAGAAAATCTATTGAGTTCTTTTTAAGGTTTATTGGTGCACCTGAACCATTAATAAAAATTAACGAACATGTATACAAATATGACGATGTTAAGAAGGTTTCTTCAGACATCGATGATGACATTTATGATTTAACTCAATTAGAAAAAACGTTCACTGTTGGTCAGATAGACCTTGAGGACAAAACACATTCTTTCATATACCAAGGAATAACAACAACGGGTACCACAACATACCAAGTAGATGAATACCCAATAGTATTAACGGGTGTAACAAAATACGGGGATGTACAAAAAATTGTAAGTGAGAATAATGACGTATTCTTTCAAAAAGGTTCAGGTTGGTATGAGATATCCTTACAACATAGGTCATCGACCGAATTAGATGTTGAGAATTCCAACTTGCTGTCTAATCCTAAGATTATAAAAACAAAAAATAAGGACTACACTTATGGTGAGGACTATTTTGATTTATATAGGCAATTTTACGGATTAGATTACGGACACGAATTACACAATACGATTGATAACGAAAAGACAGAGTTACTGTCGGATGTAGACTCAAAAACTTTAAATAGAAAAAACATACAAATCTACTTGTCATCTGCACAAGGTATTGATTATGATGTGTATAAAAAGTCTAGAGATTTAGAGGTAAGTTTTGGATTAAAAACTCTCCAACCACAAACAGGTTTTACGTTTGCGGAATACATGGATAATGTATTAAACGAACAAATACGTAATTCACATGTCGTTAAGTATCAAAAATCATACATTCAATTAGAGGATGTGTATTGGGGGTATTTAGAAAAGGTAGGGACACCATATAGTTTCCCAACGGTTAATGAATTCATAAACAGAATGAGTCCACATTGGGTGGAGATTGTGGAACAGTTTGTTCCAGCAACAACCCTATGGACGGGTGGTAATATTTTAGAAAATAGTCGTATTGGGAGATCTAAACACGATTATTTAAAACCATGTACCATTGAACAAGTTGAAGATAATCTATTTCCTAAATTAGGTTTTGAACATTCTATAGAGGAAGATTTAGAAGTTTACTTTTTAGGGGATAAAGACTTATTTAGAGGATTAACGGTAGTAAGTGGGGTAACTTATGTATTAAAGATAGTTTTAATGGGTGAGGTGTATACCGCATCTTCTCCGATTACACTTACTGGTGGTCAACTATTCGATCCATTCGTATCTACTTCTGATTGTACAACAATTAATGAGGTTGTTTTTGATAGTGGGGAGACTTTTGACGGATCAAAACATTTACCCTTATTATGTGATTTTAAGTGTAATTTAAATCCTGACAGAGATGTATTAGATCCATTATGGATTAATGCGGTCGATAGTATATTTTCTCAAATAAATGAAAAATACTTCACCAAAACAGCGTACACAGGTTATGACACAATTAGTAACCATGCCGGTGGTGAAGGATATGAAAGAATAACGGGTAACACAGAAACAAGTGATGAAAATCAAAACATAGAGGGTGGATTTAATTCTGAACTATCAACCAACGGAGAAAACTACGGATATGAAAATGTCCCTATAGTTTCTCATGAGATTTTTACTGATAGTGATGGTATTGAAAAAATAAGAATTACACCATTCACGTATGATACACAATTGTATGTCTCAAACCCTGGTGATCCATACGGTGACGCATACATACCCGCGGATTTAGATTGTTTAGATTTAAGTACGTTCGATTTTTATTGGGAGTCAACATATCTAACGGGAACTACGGAATGTGACCCTAAGGTTAAAGTTTACGGACCAAATACTTTCTATACATTACCTGAAGATGAGGACGATTGTATCCTAATGGAGGATGTCTATTTCGAAGTGTCGGGTGTTACATTTGGTAATGAAGATACTATAGATGATGGAGATCCATGTACTGATTGTCCACCATATAATACATCTTGGCCGTTAAACATATTCATAGATTGTGTTGGTGGGTATAATGAATCAATTAGTGGACATACGTACACAGTTGATCATATTTCAGGATGTACGTTTGTTGTTAATAATGTTAGAGAAAATGATGTCATTGACATCTCAATAACAGATGCGGCAAATTGCGATCAAAAAATAAGAATAGAGGGATTACAACAAAAGTTTGAATGGGACCCTGTAGATGGTGACGATGTTACTACATCAAGAAGTCATTATTTACAATACTCATTTGATACTTACGCTGATGGGGATAACCCTGATAGTAGTGAACCTCTTAATAGTCAATCTGGTATTACTTTCTGTGATAATTATTCAGGATATACTATACAACCTATCGTACAATATAGACCTACGTTTGATTATGGTCTGAGACAAAACACTAAAGTTATAAAAGTAAATAATGGTGTTATACTTGACGAAAATACAACTTGGGATCAAATACAAACCTATTTAGATGATAATACTTTAGAAAAAATAAACATTGAAAATGTTGTAATAGGTGATCAACTACTTTCAGGGGTATATAAAGATTGTCCTTTCTCATCTCAAGATTATAACGATGCGGTTATTAGTGGTTATTCGTTCTCTTATGATTATAAGGTCGTAACAGTTGAAAATAAAGACTGTTTAGGTTCTACTAAAATTAACAAGATAAATGAAAGATTTAGTTTTTTACCTAATACTAGATTATGGGTAATGACTAAAACAATGGAAGATGGAAGTCAGGGGGATAATTGGAGATTTATTGAAAAGTATCCTGAAGAATTATATCCAAGACCTGATGATCCTACAGATCCTTGTTGTACTTATCAAGTTGGTTACTACGAAAGGGGAGACTTTATTTTTAACGAACACGGTTTTCCTATTGAAGTACTCAAGGTCGATTTAGACTACTGCGCAAGAGATTTGTTCTACCATTTAAATGTCACACAGAAAACAGATGCTAACGTTAGTTGTACTGAAGTAATATTATTTAATGGTGATTCTGAGGACTGTATATTAGTTGGACATGACGAACAGAAGTTCGAAAACATGGACATGAAAATGCAACAATACTTCCAAGACAAGTTAGATTGTTCTGACATGCCGGACATAGATGACATTGAGAGGGATTTAACAGGATTAGATGATTGTAACACATTAAATGCGTTTAAAATTAAACACTTTGACACTGGGGAGATAAGATATACCGAAATAAACGATGACTTTGATATAGGAGATACGGTAAATATTGAATTTATTTACAGTGGTTCTTACAACGAAGAAATTAACTCAATTCAGAAACTATCACCGGGACAAAATTGTTGGGTTGTAATCTCTAAAGTTTATGCTAATGTCATTGAATATTTGGCATCGGGCCCATGTGATGATGTTAGACGACCAGGTCCAAGCGCTACCCCAACTAACACACCAACACCAACACCTACAAGTACTCCAACGAGCACACCTACAAGTACCCCAACTCCAACACCAACGAGCACACCTACGAGTACACCAACATCAACACCAACGAGTACACCAACAAGTACTCCTACCCCAACACCTACAAGTACACCAACGAGCACTCCGACTAGCACTCCGACTAGCACTCCGACTAGTACTCCTACATCAACACCTACAAGTACTCCTACACCCACACCTTCACCTACACCAAATTGTGACTTTGACATAGATATTGATGTCGTAACCCCTACACCAACACCTACAGAAAGTAGTACTCCTACACCCACACCTACACCAAATTGTGATTTCGATATTGATGTTGATGTTGTTACCCCTACTCCTACACCAACACCTTCACCCACACCAAATTGTGACTTTGATGTGGACATTGATTTAATAACTCCAACCCCAACACCCACTCCAAGTCCAACACCAGATTGTGACTTTGATATAGA